CTTTTATTATATTCATATTATACCATAATACTTACTGCTTGTAAATACTAAATGTCAACACGGTTTCTTATGCTCATTTTCTTTTCTCCACTCTACATTCAATACTATACGATGTTGTACACAAGCTGGTGCTTGTTCGTCTCCATCACTTAATATATCCTGTACTTGGAAATTAAGTACTAAACCTTTACGTGTCATTTCTTTTTGAAATGCTCTTAATGCATTGAAAAATTCTTTTTGTACTTGATATTGTTGTCTATAACAAACATCATCAAAATCTATCTCTGCACCTGCTTCACCTTTTACATATATATCTATCCATAATTGCACTAATCCTACATTTGTTACATCCTGCTTTGGAGGTCTTTGTTCTTCACCAAATAATATCCAAATTGCAGGCCATTCTCCTATTGCGCCTGAACCAATTCTTATATGTAAATCTTCTCTATCTATTAAACATTCAAAAAGTCTTTGACCGTTTTTATATCTAAATGATTTAAGAAAATCTCTTAAATGTTCTGCTATTGGTAGCCATTGTATTGTTGTAAACATATTTTATCAATTCCTATATAAAGGCATTGTTTTTGGGAATTTTCTTAATGCCGATGTAGAACCATCCTCATCTGTAAATGAATCTGCAGTCAACTGCTTTTCCCAATCTTCTAACTGCTTTTTATATGCTTTAAACTTTAATGCAAAAGAATCATCTGTTGCTTCTTTACCTGTACTGAATGTAGCTTTTCTAAAAGCCGCAGTCATATAAGCATATAATCTAGCTAGTTGTTGTACCGCAAACGGTGCTGGGTCTGGTATTCTCTTTGGATTCACACCAAGATTAATTGCAAAATTATTTACATATCCTGTTGATTCTTCTGCAATATTTGGAGTGACATAAGACTTCAATAGTGCATCATCTAGCATTTTTACATCAAAATATATTCTAATATCACTTTCCATTTATTGCCCTCTCAATTTCTGCTCTTAAAGCTGGAAGTCTATCTCTAAATATTTTAGAAACACTAACTCTATTTCTAGCCTTTGATAAAAGTCTAGGCGCATCTGTTTTTGAGTAAAAATATGGGTGTCTAGTATGTTTTGCAACATATCTAGGAGTACCTATATTTCTATGATACTCATCTTGTGGATTCCATGATAAGAATCTTACATTCTTTGGATATATATCGTATCGCCCACTTTTTTTACTACCAAACAAATTATATAGTGTTGGACTAAAATGTTTACTATATTCATCTTCCTTGTAGTTTAGTTCATCTTCATCCAGGTATATGGTAGCTTCTCTGCCACCGCTACTTAAAGGTCGTGATTTATACCTAGTTACTCTGTCTAATTCTGCCGCTCTTTTATAACTTCTGAATCCCATGATTCCTACATTATCTCTTAGCGTAGATGACATTACTTCAACTAAAGAATTTCTCATTTCCCTACAAGCAAGCAAAAGGCAAGTACGAACGTACTTGCCAATTAGCTTGTCTAATGTGTTGTTATCCAACCCAATAGATATATCAGAAACTTGGCTTCTAATGCTTTTCCCATGCGGGGCATTTATAGACCTAGTTCCTAATGTAGCCATTTATCAACCTACATTAGCAATTAGTACGCTACCTGCACCGCCCTCAACATCAGCACCAAAAGAAGGAAGGCAAATTTGAGAAACGATGGTTTCAACATTTACTGGATGGTCGAGTGTACGTGTATAAACCGCAACACCTGTATCAACAATACGAATATTGTCTGCAAACTTAGGATTAGAAAGAAGGTCAACTTCCTCTGGTGTTGTACCAAACATCATATTACCAATACCACGATTGCTACCAACTGGGATAAATGTAACAACATCATCTGGGAAGAACTTCTTACCAGCACCACCAACTGATGTAGCATATACGTTATCGTTAATAAGAATCTGAACACCAACTGCGTTCTGTACTAGCTCTTTAACCTGTGCGGATGTAACAAGGATTGACGCCGCACTAGAAGCTGTTGGATAGAGTGTATCACGAACCTCTTTTGAAGCCTTGATTAGATTGAATGTATGAGTTGTCATAATAGCATAACCAAGTGAAATGCCATAGAATGTACGGAACTCGTCAACCCAATCCATCATATCTGTAAGAGGTGTTGCTGTGCTTGAATTGCCCCATGCAACATCTGGTTTTGCCATCTGATGTTTCTTATCAAGACCATAATTATAGTCTAGCTTTACGCCATTACCTGTAATCTTAATATGACCTGTAGAAATAAGTTCCATAGCCATACGCTCACGAGCAACACGCGCACCACGAATTAGATTTGTTGTATCATCAAAAATAAGTGGAATATAAGACTTAACAACTGCATCATTTGAAACAGTCATAATCTTCTGACGAGTTTCCTCATCAACACGCATACGTTCACGATAGAGTGGCATTTTCTGTTTGGAAACTGTAACACTCTGACGGTCACGATATGTTGCCTGTGCGTCAAAATTACTTGCCTTTAGCTCAACAGGTAGACCTGCATAGCCATTAATTTTATTTACTTCAATACCTGGAACTTTCTGTGCTGGAAATAGTACATCACCAAGGTATGCCGTTTGGTCTGCTTTACGTGCATCATAGTAAGCTACAACGTTAGCAGGTTTAACTATATCAAAAATATTCACTATTTTTTATCCTCCCTTATTATTTATTAGTCAATACGACCAAATTTAATGTGTGGAAGTGCCGCTTTAACTGCGTCTGAAGGTTCAACTGGCATAGCATCTACATTAACATAACCTGCAAATACCATTGTAGCTGGTTGCTCACCGTTATCTACGCAAACGCTATGATAAAGAATACCATCAACCTTATCGACTGTTTCTGCCGCGCCACCTGCCGTAACTGCATCAGCACTTGTTGCGGCGGCTACTGTAGAACCATCAAAACCATCAACAAGTTTAGCAACTACATAAGAGTTGGCAACTGTATCATCATTGATTAGTTTAACAACATCTTCATACGTTGTCTTAATTGCACCGCTCTTATTAACACCAAGTGTAACTGTCAGTGTCTTTGCCGCAAATGCAACTTTTGGTGAAGAGGACGTACCTGCAACTAGCTTAATTGTATAAGCAAGGTCGCCAGCCGTCTTTGCCGTAACTGTAAATGCACTATTAACTGTTACTGTAGCCTGTTTCTGTGTTGCAGTAGCCTTAACTGCTAGTTGCATTGGGTCATCAAATAGTGAACCGCCCTGACCTACAAGAAGTGTGCCCTGTGGAATTACATAATGACCATCTGCATCTGGTGCTAGGTCTTCAATCGTGTCTTTGCTTACTGTTACTGGCTTTGCAAGATAACCTTCAACATTCATTAGAAGTTCTTTGTCAAAACCCGCAACTGCGTCTTGTTTAATTTCTATTGACATGAATATATGTCCCCCTTATTAATTTAGATTCTTTATCCAAAAAGTTCTGCAAGGGACTGCCCATTTCCACTATTAGTATTGTTACCACTATTAATAATTGATTTCATAAAATCACTTACTCCACCATTATTGTTATCTCCACTATTTCCATTTGAACCTGTATTCATTCCACCAGTAACATTTTGTTTAATTAGTTCTGGATTATCTTTAGCCCAATCTGAAATAGCATCTTCAATGGAAATATCGTTCCCTACAGCATCTTTCATGTTCATTGTCTTACCATCATTATCAACAATAACCTTATCTACAAACATATCTACAAACATATCTGGCTTAATTGCATTATTCTTTACAAGTGCCTTATGAATTAGGTCACGCTTTGTAGTATTGATACGATTATTTTTCTCAGCAGTAAGTTGTTCTGCTAGTGCAGCATTTTCTTCTTTCTGCTTTGTTAGCTCACGCTTTGTTTTCGTAAGCTCATTCTTTGTCTGCTTAAATTCTTCATTGTCTTTTTCACTAATACCTGCCGCTTTGATTAGTTTATCTTTACTACCTTCAATCATAGCGTCAATATCTTTTGCAGAAAAATCAAGCTCATATGCTTTTGTAACAATATCAAGATATTCTGCATTTTGTTTAGCTTTTACTTCTGCTTCTTTAAATGCTTCAATCTCTTTTGCCTTGTCATTAATATCTTTCTGCTTTGCATTAAACTCTTTCTTTAGAATACCTGCTTTTTCCTTGTTCTCGTCTGTATCAAGTCCAAGTGCTTTTGTAAGTTCTTCTAGTGTCATTTGTATTTCTTCCTCCAAATATTTCTGACTATCTCAACCATTAGCTACATTATACCATAATGTATTTGTGTTGTCAACTTATAATGTCAATACATACACCATTGTCAAATCCAACACATATATTATACCATGATAATTATAAAATGTCAAATTTAACATACTAGTTTACCTCGATGTTGGTTGGACTAACTTTAATTCTTGACCTTGATTTACTGGGTCACCTTTTGTATCTTGTTCACTAAGCTCTTTTAATACTGAATCTATTACAGAATTATCTACATCAGTAAGTATAGCTCTTACTACTTGTTTCTTAACTTCTTCATTAAATCCTTCACAAATATTAAGTGCTAGTGCTTGCGTAGCGTTTGTAAGAACTTCTGTTGGGTCTACTACACCAAATTCATGGTTATACATAATAGATAAACTATCCATTGATTCACCCATGTATTTTCCAAACATTCTTGCAATTTGATATTCTGCCGTCTGACAACCCTGTGATAAATCTAATATTGA